ATGGAAGATTTGGCAGTTTAAGCAGTCTGATTATCAAGATTCCACACCACCTATGACGTTCTTTCAGCCTAATTCTAACGCAGCTGAGCTTATGGGGGTGTTTGACCGCTTTATGGCGATCTCTGACGAGGTATCAGGCATTCCACGTTATATGACCGGCCAGCACGTTCCGGGCGCAGGGCGTACGTCCTCGGGGCTGTCTATGCTCATGTCGAACGCTGGTAAGAGCATCAAACAGGTTATTAGCAACATCGACCACGACGTGATGCGCCCTATGCTGGAGCGTCAGTATCAAAGAAATTTAAGGTATTCAGATGACCCAGACCTTATCGGCGATGTCCAGATTGTGGCAACGGGCGCTATGTCGCTTGTCGTTAAAGAAGCTGAAGCTGTCCGTAAGACTGACTTCCTCCGTCTTATATTGGAAAGTCCGGTTGCACAGCAGATTGTTGGCTTACCGGGTACAGCTGAACTCCTCCGCGATCTGGCCGGTAATCTCAACACCAATGTTGACCGCCTTGTCCCTAGCCGAGAAGATGTTCAGAAGCAGCAAGAGTTAGCTCAGCAACAAGCCCTGATGATGCAGGAAATGCAGGCCCAGCAACAAGCAGCGCAGCTGCAAGAGGACGGGACGCCTAAAGGTGGACGGCAGGACAATACGATGAGTCCGCGTCCAAACGGGCAGTAACGTGTACATGTGTTGACACGTGAACAACTTTAAAGTACCATACCACTATGATTGACCTTAACCTTTGTGATCCGCAGCAAGTAAAAGCGCTGCTGCGAATTAAAGAGACGGGTCAAGACGCTCTGCTCGCGTTTTTTAAAACAGAGGCGGACGTTGCCAAAGCGAGGCTCGTGAAAGCAACCGATATGGTGACAATCCACCGGTTGCAGGGACGCGCAGAGGCATTTGAAGACCTACTAACGTCGATTGAAGAAGCGGCGAAGGTAGTTAACCGCCCGTAAGGGCACGAGGAAGCAGACCATACACGAGTGCGGCATACCTACGGGCGCTGCAAGACGGAGTTGGCGCTTTAAGGAGAACCATATGGCGTTGCCAAAGCAGGTACAGGCACAGATTGCCGAAATAGAAGCGTACGAAAAAGCGTTAGAAGCCCAACAAGAACCTCAATCTGAGGAGTTGGATACGGAAACGGAAGTAGTAGCGGAAGTCGAAGCGTCACCCGAACCTGAAGAAGCGAAGCCAGCTGACACGTCACCGACGGACGTAGAGGAAGAGACTTTTAAGCAAAAGTACAACACCCTTATGGGCAAGTATTCAGCTGAAGTACCACGGTTGCACGAACAAGTGCGCGAAATGACCGAGGCAACAAAGCGGCTTCAAACGGAGCTAAAAGAGCTAAAAGTCGAACCGACAAAGCCGAAGGAGAAAGTCAGTTTAGTGACCGACGCAGATCGAGCCGAATTTGGTGAAGAACTGCTGGACGTTCAGCGCCGTGTTGCGCAAGAAGTCTCTCAAGAGTACGAGGGGCGACTTGAACAGCAAGACGCGGTTATCAAGGAGTTGCGGGAAGAACTCGCAAAAACCGGTAGCCAAATTGGCGAGGTAGGCTTTAGTCAGCGGTTAGCACAGCTTGTCCCTGATTTTGCCGAGATCGACAAAGATGAACGCTGGTTCGCGTGGTTAGATGAGCATGATCCTATGCTTAGAGGCCCACGCAGAGTTCAAGCACAGCAGGCTTTTGACTCTGGTGACGTAGAAGCCATAGCTCACTACGTGAGCATGTGGAAAGAAACGTTAGCAGCGCCAGAAGAAGCTAAACCAAACCAAGCCGAGCTTGAGAAGCAGGTTGCTCCAAACCGTTCTGCTAATTCTGTGCGTACACAGAGTACAAACCAGAACTCTAAAATTTATTCGCCAAGAGACGCGGATAGAGCTTGGAACAAGGTTCGTACACTTAATACGCGAGGGCAGTACGCGGAGGCGGAAAAACTTGAAGCTGACTTAACCGCTGCGTATATGGAAGGCCGCGTTAGAGCTTAACTCTACGTGTTAACATGTAAGCAGCTATTAGGTCGATAACCAACTTAATAGGAGGCCAAAATGGCTGCTGTATTCCCCGTCGTCGGTTCAGGCGCATTCGACACTACCCCATCTTACTCAGGTGGTTTTATCCCACAACTATGGTCGCAAAAGTTGAACGCTAAGTTCTATGCGAACACCATGATGACCGAAATTTCCAATACTGATTGGGAAGGCGAGATCAAAAACCAAGGCGATACAATTCGTATCCGTACTGCACCATCAATCACAATCAATGATTACGCTGGCGCTGGTACTACACTGACTTCTGAAGTTCCTGCTCCGATCTACCAAGACATGCAGATCGACCAAGGTAAATACTTCAGCGTTCAAGTAAACGATGTACTCGCGCACCAAGCGGACATGGACTTGATGAACATGTTCACTGATGACGCTGCTAAACAGCTGAAGATCAATATTGAGAACGATACTTTCTTCAATTGGTTCGTAACCACAGGCGCAAACGCGTCAAACAAAGGTGCGACAGCGGGCGCTATTTCAGGTGCTTACAACTTGGGTACTGACGTAGCTCCAATCGACCAAGCCACCCCTGCAAACGTATTGAACGCGATCTTGCAGATGTCTTCAGCGCTTGATGAGCAAAACGTACCAGAAGATGGCCGCTGGCTTATCATCTCTCCACGTGATCGTCAGTTGTTGATGCAAACAGACATCGCACAAGCGTACTTCACAGGCGATCAGTCAAGCACCATCCGTACCGGCAAAATCGGTATGCTGGATCGCTTCACTGTGTATGTGTCCAACTTGCTGCCAAAAGGCCAAGCAGGCAAAGGACTTGTTGCGGGTCTATCAGCAACATCATCAGGCTCTTCAGTGTCTAACGCTAAAGCTCGCCGCATGATGGTAGCCGGTACCAGCACAGCTTGTTCGTTTGCTTCGCAAATCAGCAAAACTGAGCCTTTGCGCAACCAAACTGACTTTGGCGACATCGTTCGCGGCCTAGCCGTATATGGACGCAAGGTTGTTAAGCCAGAAGCTCTCTGCACCGCAATCGTCGGCGCGGCCAGCTAATCACTGACCTAACGGGAGGGGGCGCAATCCCCCTCTCACAACCACAAAGGGGTTACTGATGGCTACGATAAAAGTTATTGATGTTATTTCCCGCGTAGAAGCGATCTTGCAGGACACAAATATTCGATGGCCGCGAGTTGAACTTCAGAAATGGCTCAACGAGTCTTATCTGAGTATTGTTTTACTGCGCCCGGACGCGAATGCTGTTTGTGCGACATTTACTTGCGCCGCTGGAACTAAACAGGATTTAACTGCCTCAGTTGGAGGTTTTCCTTCCGCGCTTCGCCTTCTCGACATTACTCGAAACGTTCTTAGCACCTCGAACAAAAAAGTTGTTCGTGTGGTTGCTCGCAGCGTTTTGGACGACCAGCGACCCAGCTGGCACTCAGAAACTCAGTCCGCAAACATTCAGCACTACACGTACGACCCGCGTCACCCGAAACAGTTTTATGTCTACCCGCCTGCTACAAACACAGCGGAGTTAGAAGTTGTTTACGCTGATGCTCCGGGGTCTCACGCTTTATCGGAGTCAGATTTAGACCCTGATGGTAACAATACTGAAGTTATCAAACTGGATGACATATACCTAAGCCCGATTACTGACTGGATTTTGTATCGAGCGTATTCCAAAGACGCAGAGTACGGCGCGAACGAACAACGCGCAGCCTCGTCTTTCCAAACCTTTAACGCTGCTATTGGCACGAAGACGCAGGTTGACGCTGCGGTAACGCCCAATCCAGCAAGTTCGGTGACGTAGCATGGCGAAAACGTGGGACAACTTTTTTCCTTACGTGCAGCCCCATGTTCCGGGTTGTCCGGAAATTGTTATACAAACACACTTGCAGGAAGCAGCCGCTGAGTACATTGCTCGTAGCGAGTTGTGGAGATTTGATATTGAGTCCGACTTTACAAGCAAAAACACCTCAGACTACGAGATTGATGTTCCCAACGGCGCGGTGCTTGAGAATGTCTTAGACTTGTACGTGAACGGCTCCCCCGCGCGTCGAGTCTCCGACCGGCATTTTAGTCTTTCAAACACACGGGATAATTCTACACCGTCGTACTTTACTATCTACCAAGATAACCAAATACGGTTTTTTCCCACACCGGATCGCAAGTACACGTTTGAAGGTGTAGGTGTTTTGAAGCCATCATTATCAGCCACCGGCGTCGAGGATTTTATTTTCGAAACGCACGGACGCTCCATCGCATGTGGAGCCATCTGGAGGCTCACAATCATTCCGGGCAAAGAGTGGTCTAACCCCGAAGTGGCGATGTACTACAAAACCGAGTTCTACAAGCACATGGACGCTGCAAAAGGGCGTGACACAAGACGCGTTAACTTGCGGATTGCCAGCGTGGGCTTTGATCGAGCGTCAGCTGGCGGGAGAAGATAATGGCGACATCTTTTAAATATGTCCAAGGCGATACCGGCCCACAAATCAGAGTTACGCTGACCGAGGAAGACACCGGAAACGCCGTAGACTTAACAGGTGCTACCGTTACGCTACACTTTAGAGCAGCGGGTGAAGATACTGTTCTGTTTTCACGCGGGTTTTATGTAAACCCAGATACTGCTGAAGACGGTGTCGCAGTTCTTCAGTGGGAAACAGACGATTTGAACCAAGATGCGGGCGCTTATGAGGGTGAGATCGAAGTGGTTCGCAATAGTGGCCTGCGCGAGACGCTGTTTGATAAACTGAAGTTTAAGATACGGGAAGACTTTGCATGAAGTTAAAATCCGCAGTCTTTGTAAACAAAATAACAGCTACGTTTGAGCAGCTGAGAACTGTTTCTGCGGACGCGGTAACTTTTAACCGTATTGTGTCTGACGCTGAAGTCGGCAACTTTGTTTACTTCGCCAAGTATTTCGACACTTACTACGTCCGCGACGGTGCGCGGCCTTCTGACGAACTGACGTTTAGCTTTGAAAAGTTTTTCGACAGCGTGGAGACTGCGACGATAACTGAGGTTCACTTTGCTGATATTGGTAAAGGCTTGGCGGATTCCGTTAGCATCGCTGACGCAGATACAGTCCAAAAGGACTTCGCGCGGTTCCTGTATGATACCCCTGCGGCCTTGGAGTCTATCGCTAAGCACATTACAAAAGCGCCGTTTGTGGATGACGGGTATATCACAGACGACGACACTGTTCAGTTTGGTAAGGTGTCAGCAGATGAGTTTGTAACTGCGGACGAACACGCCTTAGATGTTGGTAAACCTTTAGAGAACGACTTTGCCGCCTCGGAAGAGTATTTTGCAGCAGTAGGTAAGCCGTTTACGAATACCTTTTCCGCGATAGACGAGCCTGAGTTTGCTTACTCTAAGGGCGCGACTGATACGTTTAC